ATCCAAAGTATTTGATGAACGTCTGTACCCGCAGGTTGATCAAACTCATACTCATAAACACCACTTATAGTTGTAATTGGATCTAAATCAAAAACATATGCTTTTGATCTTTCACAAAGTTCAATGGTTGCTGATCTTAAATTAGATTCAATTAAAGTATCCGGACAGTTTGGAACATAAGGTAAAACTTCTTTAACTAAGGAACTAAAATTTGCCATACTATACTCCTGGCGCCGGCATCATTGTTGGACCAGCGTTTCTGTCTGAATTTGGGTCAAGTATTATATCTGCGGAACCGCCGGTTCCAACGCTATTTAAAAATAATTGAAAATGCGTACCCGCTCTTTGTTGGTTTCCTGCATACTCAGCGTCTTTTAAATAAGCTCTATATAACACAAAATTTAAAATAGCATTTCCATAAGTATCTTCTATATCAATAGTGCTAGAAACAGAACTTAGATCAGTGGGTAATTTTGAGTATATTAGTTCAATATAAGCACTAGAGCCCGAAGCTACTCCCGGATATACATAAAACTTTTTAGGATCATCAGCGTCAAAAATATAATTTTTAATGATTGAACCATGCGCTGAAGAACCCGCTACTGTTGGATCATGCCAATCTGGTTCAATAGAGTTTAATAAGTCTTCTTCTACAATTCTAATTGCCTTAGAACCTGTCGCATCTGAAGCTGTCCCTGACATATTTCTAGTTATTTTAATAAGACGAAGTCCGCCGGAAGGCAACGTTTGTTCGGTTCCTGTTGACAACTGAACATTTAAATGTGTGGCAGTTGAGTCAGGTTTTATATTTGCAATCTCGCGTTGTGCATCATTAATATAAATTAATAATTCTGCATCAGTCCAACGAACACCAGAGCTATCTTGTAAGGTAAGTCTAGCTCTATCAATAATATTAGTGCCCGTTAGTGTTCCCATTATTTCTTAGTTGTTTTCTTCGCTGGTTTTTTAGCCGGCGCTTTTTTCGGTGTAGACTCTTCTACTTTAACCTCGCTAATTGATTCGCTTGGTTTTTGTTCTTTATTAAAATTAGGTTTAACTTCTGTACACCCTTCTTGTAAACAAAAAATTCCAATATCCATTCCAACTTCTTTTGGTACGCCAGCTTCCAATCTGATTGATGCGCCCCAGGTGGTTGATATATACCTGTCTATGTCTGATACGATGATCATAATTTACTCCTAAAAAAGGGGTGGCTCAAAATGAACCACCCACAAAAGCATACTTAGTATGCAACATCCAATCTAATAACACCAAAGTCTTCAACGCCACCATTGTAGTCGCTGTTGTACTTAGGCTTCTTAAGACCGAAGATTTTGCCAATAGAGATACCGTTTTGGTTCCCGTAGTCGAAGGTGTCTTCAACAATTTCAGGAAGTCCAATATCTGCCATAGCAAGAGCTTGTGCTCCACAGAATAAAGCAGCAGAACCGTTGATGTCAGCATCAGCGCCCCACTTATATCCAGCAGAACCGGCATTTGCAGATGTTCCAGTAAGAGCATTAGCAGTGTTAAACACATGTCTGAACTCATGGACCATAATGCCGTCAACCATCAAGCTTGAAGAACCTGAGAACAAGCTGTTGCTTGGTCCTCTGACTCCAGCATTTCTGACGTTAGCCAAGAAATCTGAATCAAGTTTAAGGTCAGCCATTACTTGTGGAGATACAAAAAGGTGATATACCTCTTCTCCACCAGCACCTCTTACGCCTCTGATATAGTTATCTTTAGCATAAGCTTTTAGAGCAACAATACATTCATAAGTAATGGTATCGGCTGCTTCTACAGCAGTTACGTCACCAGCTACTAAGCCTGAAGTTGCATCCCATCTTCTGTGTCTATTAGAAGTTGGTGCAGTTACATCACTTCCAAACGCAAGGTCGTTAAGATTTTGTCCTGAAGTCAAGACAGGTCTTAATGCACCACTGTTTTTAAGTGTGTAGTTAATACCAGAAAGCGATAAAAACGCTAATTGGTCAATACGATCAGCCATTGCATATGCAAGTGCGTCTCGTGAGTGCTCACGGAAATTAACAACTGATTTTTGATCAGCTAATCTACCCGCAAGTCTATTAGCAAATCTCAATTGATCAAGTTGTACAACGATGTCGTAGGCTCTTAAAGTCTCTTCATTTCCTTCGAGGGTGTTGTCTCCAACAATACCGTCACCAGTCATATCGGCAAGAAGTGTTATAACAGCTCTTGCTCCTTTTTCTGATTGGGTAAGTTCAGATATTCTCTGAACCATAGCGTTAGGTCCGCTACCCGCAAATTGGTTAATGAAGGACATGTTCCTAGCAACACGCCAAAAATCACGCGACCAGATAGTAAGCTGTTCACTGGTCAGTGATGAAAAGTTTGTGTTAGCCATGATGGCATCCTCCAAATTTAAGATTAAAGTTAAACTAACCAGTCGCTTTTCTGGGCCGACTATTTACCCGTATACCCTTTATCGTTGGGAAACGTTTTCGTGTTTTTACGGGCACGACCCCTGCCAGATTTACGCCATGGCAGGCGAAAACGTTGTTTTAGCAGAACGACCTGCGTCAAATATCGTTTTGACGGACGAATTACTTATATGTTATACCAACTATATACCAAAGTCACCACGCATTCTTCGCAAAGTTTCTTCTGGAAGCGCACTAAACTCATCGTCAGATAACGTATTTAAATTTATTTTTTTATCACCTTTAGCAGATTCCCCTTTCATTGTAGGTGGTTGCGACTCAGCAGCTTGTAGTTTTTTATTAATATTGGCTACTTTTTGCTTCTCAACAACTTGCTCATCTGCTTTTGGGGCTTGTTTTTCTGGTATAGGATTTAATAATTCTGGTTTTTTTGCTGCTAAAGTGTAATTAGTAGCTTTTTCTAGGGCATCTGGGCCTGTAAAACCTTGTACCATAAATGCATCACGCAAATCTAACACTTCTTGAGTCAAATCAGCATCAAAATTAGCACTGTTTTCATCTAAAACAGGATATTGGGCTTGTATTTCGTTTGCTTTTTGCTGTAAAGCGGTCATTTCTTGACTTTGTTGCACTGTTTGGCCCATTTGTTGTTGTACTTCAAACATAAATTGGGCTTTTTCAGCATTTCTGATCTCATTTCTAAGTTCTACAGCTTTTTCTGCTTCGCCATTTAATACTAATTCCTGATATTCAGCTTCTTTAGTTGCAAAATCATACTCTGGGAGTTCTTTTGCGGCCTCTTGTTTTGCTTGGGTTGCCTCATCTAGTTGTTTTTGTAGTGCTTTTTGTTTTGCAAGCACTTCATCTAACCTAGATTTTGGCACCATAGGCGCTTTTGGTTGTTCTATTTCTTGGGAAACGTTTTCATCGCTTCCTTCAATTGGTTGAATATCTGGTTGTGCATCTGCTTCGCTGTTTTCATCCATTCCTTCTTCGCTAACAGCTTCTGGCTCTGCAGGTGCTTCTTCTTCCTCTGATGTTTCAGGTTCTTTTTCAGCAACTTCTTCTTCTGCAGAAGCGTCAGTTTCTTCCGTGACTTCTTCATTATCAGATTCCTCTTCTTCTACTGTTTCAAAATTAAGGTCCACTTCAAACTTAGTGTCCTCCTGTTTAATGGGCTCACCTCCCGGCATAGCGTCCATAATCATTTCATTGGTTTCTTCTTTTTTAGCCATTTTATCTACCTCCTTGGTTTGGTTTCATGGCGACTGATGCTAATTTAGCGGCAGCCTGGGTTTCTGTTTGACCTCTTCTCATGTCATTGGTCATCGACGACAATCTTTCACGTAAATCTAATTCTTCACGTTTCATTTCCAACTTACTCTGCAGTTCAGCTACTTTAAGCTGTGGGTCTGCTTCGGTTGATTGTGTTTTAGCTACGTTCAATGCTGTCTCAGATTGAAGTCTAGTTACTTCTGCTTCTAGTTTAGCAATTTCTAATTGCGTACTTCTAATCTGTGATTCCATTTGGAACTGTTGCAACTGTGCTTGCTCTGGAGTTGGAGGCGCTGTACCTTCAAGTTGTCTTATTCGATCTGCTACCATAGCTTTCTTCGCAAGATGCGAGTATTCAACAATTAAATCATTTGGCACAGGCACGCCTGCTTTTCTAAGTTCA